GTTGACTGTACGTCAATGGTATTGACAACCTTTTGGGACAAATAGAAAACATCAAGAAAAAAAACTATGGAAATGCACCCCGACATCCGCGAGCGATATGACCAGTTATGCGCTGACTACCAGCGCCGCGGCATCATCACGCCAGGCATCCGCTCGCTCATCTACACGCTCGCCTGCGTGGAGGTGGAGGAGGAGATGCTGCAGTCGTTCATCAGCAAGTACGGCACCACCTACACGGTGACCGGCAAGAGCGGCGACCAGTACATGAGGAGCAGGCCGGAGTGGCAGCAGCTGCGCGACAACCGTCAGCGCAAGACCTCCATCGTGCGGTCGTTAGAGGGCAGCATGAACCAGGAGATGGAAGAGGATGAGCTCGACAAGTTCCTCGGCTGACCCCGGCTACTGGTACGACGCAGAGGCGGCCGACCGGGTGGTCAACTTCATCGAGCAGTTCTGCTCTCACGTGAAGGGCCACCAGGGGCCGTTCCTGCTCGAGGACTGGCAGAAGGACGACATCATCCGTCCGCTGTTCGGGTGGAAGAGAGCCGACGGCATGCGCAAGTACCGCACCTGCTACATCGAGATCCCGCGGAAGAACGGCAAGTCCAACCTGACCGCCGCCATCGCGCTCTACCTGCTCGTGGCGGAGCAGGAGGCCGGGGCCGAAATCATCAGCGCGGCAGGCGACCGCAACCAGGCGCGCATCGTGTACGACATCGCCGCCGCTATGGTCGGGCAAAACAAGAGCCTCGCTTCACGCTGCAAGACGCTCCAGCACGCCATCTACTACAAGAACTCCTTCTACAAATCCATCAGCGCCGAGGCCCGCACGAAGCACGGCTTCAACTGCTCGGCCGTCCTCTTCGATGAGCTGCACACGCAGAAGGACCGCGAGCTGTACGACGTGCTCACCACGTCGGTGGCAGCACGCCAGCAGCCGCTCATCATCATGCTCACGACGGCAGGCTACGACACCAACTCCATTTGCTACGAGGTGCACGACTACGCCGAGCGCGTCCTCAACGGCGAGGTGGACGACCCAACGTTCCTGCCGGTGCTCTACCGCGCGGGCAAGGAGGACGACTGGACGCAGGAGGCGACGTGGAAGAAGGCGAACCCCGGCTATGGCTCCATATGCCGGAAGGAGTATTTCGAGCAGGAGGTGGCCAAGTGCAAGGCCAACCCGGCGGTGCTCAACACCTTCCTGCGCCTGCACCTGAACATATGGACCGGCAGCGACGTCGCGTGGATCACGGACCACGAGTTCATGCGCGGAGCGCGGCCCCTGCCGGACGACAACTACCTCAAGAAGCTGCCCTGCTGGGGTGGCCTCGACCTGGCATCCACCCGCGACCTCACCGCCTTCGCCCTGCTCTTTTGGGACGAGGTGGTGCAGGTGCACTACCTCAAAGTGCACCAGTTCGTCAACGAGGAACGCACCAAGATGCGCAAGAGCGAAGGCGTGGACTACCTCCGCTTCCAGCGCGACGGCGACCTGTCCATCACACCCGGGAACGTGACCGACTTCCGCACCGTTCGCGACCACATCATCCGCGCGGCGGAGACCTACAACATCACCGCCGTCGCATACGACCGCCGCTTCTCCACGTACATCGTGCCCGAGCTAATCGACGCGGGCATCGACATGCAGCCCATGGGCCAGGGCTTCCTCGACATCAGCATGCCCACCAAGATGTTCGAGATGGAGGTAGTCAAGGGCACAGTCATACACGGCGGCAACGCCTGCCTGCGCTGGCAGATGGGCTGCGTAAAGCTGGATCGCGACGCCGCCGACAACATCAAGGTCACCAAAGGGCGCACCAAATATGGGCAGATGGTCGACGGGGTGGTAGCTTCCATCATGGCCTTCGGCTGCAAGCTCAACAGCGACGACGACGACGTCATCTACGAGGTGGTGACGCTGTAGGGAATTTTGCGTATAGCGTACCTTCGGCGCAATGTTCGAGAGAATCCTATCCCTCTTCCAGCGGCGTGCCCGCGTTGGCTACACCGGCAGCAACGAGTTCTGGAACTCTACGGCCTACACCATGCGCACCCGCTCGGGCGCTATGGTAGGGAAAGAGAACGCCATGACGGTCGCCACCGTGTACGCTTGCGTCCGTGCTATCTCGCAGACGCTGGGCTACATGAACCTCAACGTGCTCGAGCGTATCGACACCGGCCGCCGCTTGGCATACAACCACCCTGCCCACCAGCTGTGCGCGGTACGGCCGAACGACTATCAGACGCCTTACGAGTTTTGGGAGAGCATCACCGCGATGGCCATGGTGTACGGCCGCGCCTTCGCGCATATCAAGCGCAACACCTTTGACGGACGGCCGACCGACTTGCACATCCTGCACACCAACGACTGCACGCTGATGAACATGAACGGCATGCTGTTCGTGCGTCACGCGGAGCTGGGCGACCTGCGCTACGAGGACGTGCTGGCCGTCAGCTGCCTCAACGGAAAGTCACCTATCGAGCTGCACCAGGAGAATATCGGCATCGCCAAGGCGGCCGAGAACTACGGCGCCGACTTCTTTGGCTCCGATGGCTCCATGCTCGGCATCCTGTCGACCGACAACCCCATCAAGAACGAACAGATGGACGCGGTGCGGCGGTCGTGGCAGACCGGCGGCATCGGCGTCAAGGTGCTGCCGTTCGGATTCAAGTACCAGCAAATCTCACTGCCTCCCGAGCAGGCGCAGTTCCTACAGACCCGGCGCTACAGCGACGAGACCATTTGCACGATCATGGGCGTCCCGCCGTATATCGTAGGAGTTGCCACGCAGACGACCTTCAGCAATACCGAAGAGCAGGGCCGCAACTTCGCACGACATACCGTCGTGCCGTGGGCCACGCGCATCGAGCAGGAGGTCAACCTCAAGCTCATCCCCGAGTTTGAGCGGGAGGACTACTTTGCCAAGTTCAACATGCAAGACCTGCTGCGCGGCGACACGAAAGCGCGCAGCGACTACTACCACCAAATGCTGACCGACGGCGTGTTCACCATCAACGAGGTGCGCACGATGGAGGACTACAACACCATCGGCGCCAAGGGCGACATCCATCTCGTGCAGGTGAACCAGCTCGACTTGAGCAGCATGTCGGACTACAGCACGAAAATCAGCAGCGATGCCGTATAACGACTACCCACAGGCAGTGACGGACAACGCACGGCGCGGCATCGAACTCAACGACGCCGTGAACGGACGCTGCGCCACGCCGGTGGGGAAAGAGACGGCCCGCATACTTTCCAACCGCGAGACCATCAGTCACGAGCGGACGGTCCGCATGTACAGCTTCCTGTCCCGCGCCAGGACATACTACAACCCGGACGACACGGAGGCCTGCGGCACCATCAGCTACCTGCTGTGGGGTGGCGACGCGGGCCTCACGTGGGCGACCAAAAAAGTCGAAGAGATGCAAGAGAACAACAACGACCGCGAGCAAGAGCTGCGGAACATCTACGGCCCCAACGTGGAGGTGCGTACCATGGAGGTACGTGCTTCAGAGGACATGATTATCAGCGGCTACGCTTCGGTGTTCGGAGACAGCTACGACCTTGGCTACTTCCAGGAGCGCGTAGCTCCCGGCGCCTTCAACGGGCGCACCGAGGACGACGTCCGGCTGCTCATCAACCACGCTGGCGTCCCGCTGGCGCGCACGACCAATGGCACCCTCGAGCTGACCATCGACGAGCGCGGCCTCCACTACCGTGCTATGCTCGCCGACACGAGCGAAGGGCGCGACCTGTACAAGCTCATCAAGCGCGGCGACATCACACAGTCGAGTTTTGCGTTTACCATTGATGAAGACGAGTGGAGCAAAGACCGCAGCATGCGTACCATCACCCGCGTAGGCCAGCTGTACGACGTCAGCCCGGTGACGTACCCGGCCTCACCCACCACTACCGTTGCCGCACGTATGGCGGCGCGCGGCATCAACTTCCTGCCGACGGAGGTGCAGGAGCGCGACGAGAAGACCGACGACCTGCTCGACGATATCATCGAATCACTCGACGACATCAAGGCGATGATTGACGACTACACCGAGGAGGTCTCCGAAGACATACCCAACGACATGCCCAACGACATGCCGGACGACAGCCCGGATGACGACCTCGAGGAAAACCAAAGCCGGAATACCAATATCTCGGCAAATACTACCTTTGACCAGAAACCCTTTACACTTCCATACATGAACCTCAACGACATGAAGGCGCTGCGCGCCTCCAAGCTGAACCAGCTGAAGAGCTTGACCGAATCGGCCGAGCTGATGCAGCGGTCTTTCAACGAAACCGAAGAGACGGCCGTCGACAACCTGCACAATGAAATCGAGGCGCTCGACGCGAAAATTGAGCGCGCCGAGAAGACCGAGGCGCAGGTATTGCGTGCTGCCTTCTCTGCTGCAACCCCGCAGCCGGAGGTGCTCGAGCAGGAGAAAATCCAGCAGCGCTACTCCATCAGCAAGCTCGTCCGCGAATCGATGACCGGCCGCTTGACCGGCCTCGAGGCGGAGATGAGCCAGCAGGCAGCATCCGACCTCAAGAACGCAGGCGTAGGCGTCCGCGGCTTGGCCCAGATCCCGGGCTTCATCCTCCGGAACACCTCGACTATCGGCGGCACGAACGTCCCCGGACAGTCCAACACGAACGTCCTCGAGGCGCTTGTCCCGACCCCTATCCTCGAGCAGGCAGGCGCCAACGTCCTGCGCGGCCTCGCTGGAAACATCAACCTGCCCTCCCTCAACGACGGCACGGACATCATCAACGAAACGGCCTCGGCAACGGGTGCAGCAGCTATCGCAGCACGCCAGCTGGCTCCGCAGCGTGTGGCTTCGCGTATCGACATCACCAACGAGTTGCTGGCAGCTATGAACCAAAGTATCGATGCTACGGTTCAGCGCCAGTTCGCACGGGCTTCTGCCGCGCAAATTGACGAGATGTTCCTCACGAAGGTCATCTCCGCTGCGGCTTCTACGTTCGTGAAGCGTAACGAAACGGCAGCCGCTACGGTGGCAGGCTTGACCTCGCAGGTGGCATCGGGCCTCATCGGAGCCCTCGGCAACGCGAACGCCTTGACGAACACGACGGCGTTCATCACTTCGCACGGCCTGCTCGCTACGGCACGCTACACCCCGACGGTTACCGGCGGCGCTATTCCGATTATGCAGGACAACGCCATCTTCGGGTATCAGGCATACGGCACGTCGCTCGCAGCTGCTGGCCTCATCACGGACGCGTCCTACGATGTCTACTCCGAGGTATATGCCAACACCACGGCATCGACGGCTCTCAATAATGAGGCCGACCTCGTTCCGATCGTTATCGCGAACATGGAGAACTGCTACGTGGCATACTGGGGCGGCGGAGCAGCCGACCTCGTTATCGACCCGTACACCTTGGCTGCGACGGGCATCACCCGCCTCATCCTCAACATGTACGCCGACGCCGACTTCGCACACACGGGCGACGTCCGGTTCACGGTGGGCGCGTAATCCTTGCAGAGCTGACACCATAGAGAAGGCCCGGGGCACTCCCCCGGGCTTTCTTACTTTTGACCTATGACTATGCGATACAGCCGCGCGGCGGAGCCTACCGACACGAACTTCATCAGCCTCACCAACCTCAAGAATTACTTGAGGATTGACGGCAACGACGACGACACGACGCTCGGCTTCCTGCTCACCTCGGCGCGCCAGGCGTGCGAGGAATACACGGGCCGCCTGTTCGGCTCGGGCACGGTGACCTTCTACATGGACTCGTTTGAGGACAACCAGTTTCCGGCCGGGCCGGTGACGGCTATCTCGTCGGTGGAGTTCTACGACGTGGACAACGTCCTGCAGACACTGTCGACCGCACGCTGGTATGCCGACCTCGTGGGATCGCCCCAGCGCATCGCCTTCTACACGCCTCCGGCCGTATTCCTTGAGCGCTACAACCAGGTCATCATCAACACGACGGCAGGGCACAGCACGGTGCCCGGACCTATCCTGCAGGCTATGCGCCTGCTGTGCGGCCACTACTACGAGAACCGGCAGCAGGTTGTGACCGGTACCATTGCCACCGAGTTACCCATGGGCGTGCAGGCACTGCTGTCCACCTACCGCGTCTACGCATGAGAATCGGTAAGATGGACCGCCGCATCGTCATCGAGCAGCCGACGGTGACGAAGGACGACTGGAACTACGACGTGGTCACGTGGACGACGCTGGCCACCGTCTGGGCTGATAAGCTCGACCGTGGCTCTGGCGAGGTGGTGGAGGTGGACCGGCAGACAGCCCTGACGCGTACGCAGTGGACGATGCGCTACCGCTCGACGGTGAACTCCACCATGCGCATCCTGTACAACAGCCAGTACTACTACATTGTGGGCGTGGAGGAGATTGGCCGCCGCGAAGGTCTGCGCGTCTTTACCGAGCTTCGGAACTGATGGCGGGCTTCAACGTGCGCGTGGATGCGGCCAGCATCAAAGCCATCGAGCAGGCGCTCAAGGAGCTGCCGCTGGAGCTGAAGAGCGGCGCCGTAGCTACGGCCCAGGTGAACGCGGCTTCCGTCCTGCGCAACGAGGCCAAGCGACTCGGCAAGCAGCTCGGCGGCTCTGGATCGTGGTCAAAGTCGCAGCACGTCGTGCGCGGTAACGTCAAGCGCTACTCACCCTACGTGGTGCTCAAGACAGCCAACAAGCGCTTCAGCGTGCGGCCGGTCACCACGTTCATGGATGCGCCATCGCCCACCACCTTCGCACCCGTCAAATACAATCACCTCATCCAAAAGGGCAGCGCGCCGCAGGTGAGGACCGGGGGCTTGGGCCGTGCAGTAGGGGCCAAGCCACGGCCCAAGAAGTACGGCGAAAAAGACGGCCGCCGCATGACCGGCAAGGGGGGCTTCATGGTGCGAAACGAGCGCAGCGGCTACATCCACCGCATTCAGAAGATTAAGCACCCAGGCTTTGGCGGACACGACATCTACCAGGAGGTGCTCGACAGCAAGGGCGACGTGGCGGTGGAGCGTTTCAACCGGGACGCCGTCAAAATCATAGACCGCTACAAGCGCAAAAAAGGCTTCGCATGATTAACCTCGTCATCGACATCCTCAAGGCAGACGCCAACGTCACGGCCATCACCACCACCGACCGCATCTACCCGCTGTCTCGGCTTGAAGGTGGGACCATCCCGGCCATCGTGGTGCAGCAAATCAGCACCGACCCTGCCGACACGCACGACAGCACCAGCACGATGGACACGAACACCGTGCAGGTGACTATCATCGAGGACAAGCCCAAAGACGCCAACGCCTTGGCGGTGCTGGTACGTGCCGCGCTGGACGGCTATGGCGGCAATACCATCGCAGAAATCCGGCTGACGAATCAGGCCACCGACGTCTTCGAGGCCATCGACCTCTTTACGCTGACGCAGACGTATGACGTGCGCGTCGTCCGCGACAACGTCACCGTCCCGTCCGCCCTTGCCGACCTCGGCGAGCTGTACCTCGACGACGTGTACGACGTGAACGCCACCAGCCCCGGAGCGTACAGCCGCCTGGAATACAACAGCAGCAGCTCGACGTGGGCAGCTACCACCGACCTCAACATCTACGGGGCGGTGTACAGCAACCCGCGCCTCATCACCCTGACCAACGGCACCACCTTCACAGTGGCCAGCGACGACCACCTCATCTTTTGCAACTACGCCAGCGGCTCCGGATCAGCTTCGTCCACCCTGCGTCTACCGGCCGTAGCTACCAGCGAAGGGCGTGAGGTGCGTATCAAGACCGGCAGCCACCTCTCGAACCAGCGGACCCTGACCCTACGACCAGCAGCCGCAGACACCACGACCATTGACGGGGAGGCATCGGCATCGATGGACCGCCACTACGACGGCATCACCGTGCACTGCATCGGCGGACAGTGGTACATCACCCAACGCAAGAGCAAATGAAGATTGCCGTCCACTTCCCGGTCTATAAGCGGCCGCGCATCCGCAACATTGCCATGGACGCACTCGACCGCGTACGCGACCAGTTCCTGGAGCATGGCATCGAGATGGAGGTATGCGTCATCGGCGACGACCCCGGCCTTGCGGCGGTATGCAAGAAGCGCAACTACATCCACTACGAGGTAGGCAACCACCCCGTCGGGCGCAAGTTCGAGATGGGCCTGCGCTACATGCTGCGCCACATGCAGTTCGACTACCTGATGGAGTACTGCTCGGACAATATCCTGCGCAACGACTGGGCAGAGAAGATGGCCAAGGAGCTGAAGGCCGGGCGCCAGTGGGTGGCACACGCCGCCTTCTACATCGTGGACAGCAAGACCGGGCAGACGCACCTCTTCAGCGGTCGCGGCCAGTCGAACGTCGGACGCTGTACCTCGCGCAAGCTGGTGGAAGCCTGCCAAAAGCACCGCGGCCACTGCTACGAGTACGAGCTGATGAGCGGCCTTGACGCCTGCTTCCGCACCAACATCAGCCGCTGCACCGACCAGCTCACCTTCCTGCTCAAGAGCGAGACCCCTATGATTGTGGACATCAAGAGCGAGGTCAACATCAACACCTTCCGCGGCTTCGCCAGCAAGCCCGACCGCTTCCCTCCCACGGAGGTAGTCGGCGACTTTCCCGAACTTTCCCAACTGAAACCCTTTAACACGACCACCTAATGGCAACCACTGGCAAAATCCGGTCCAACGCGATCGGCATCTTCATCTCCAACGAAAGCGCCAACAGCGGCACCTTCAGCGGAGGAACTTACGGCGACGTCACCTCTGCCGAGAATGACACCTGGGAGATTGTAGCCTGCGCTACCTCCGGCACCTTTAGCGGCTCTATGGAAGTCATCGACGCGACGACCAAAGACAACGACGGCGAGCGCGAAATCCTGACCTCTTCGCTGTCGTGGACCATGACCGCCGACGGCCTCGTGGAGTACGGCTTGAGCAGCACTGTCCGCAGCGCGGCCGACCTCTTCACCCTGTGGAAAGCCAAGACCAAGGTGAAGGTCGCATGGACCACCGGTCTTGACGGCGACCTCATGTACTGGGGCAAGGCGTACATCACCAGCTACGAAGAAACGGCTGGGTTGAACGAAGTGGCCTCTTTCTCTGTTAACTTTGAAGGCGACGGCACAATCTACAAGGCTATTCTCGACACCAACTTTGCGGACTTTAACCTGAACACGTAATGGCTAACAAGCTCCAAGGCAAGTTCTCGCTGCAATTGACGGACGACCTGACGGTGGACGTCTGTCTCAACCTCTACGCACTTAACCTCTTCCTCGAAGAGGAAGGCGCACAGCTGGACCAATTGCAGGAACTCTTGGAGCAGAAAGCCCTGGCAAACCTCCCGAAGCTGGTATGGGCAGGAGTCAGGACACAGGCCATCCTTTCCGACCGAGAGCTGCCGCTGAACTTCCCCAAGTTCGCGGCGCTCTTCGGTTCGGTCAGCTGGGACGACGTGAGCAAAGACGTGCTCACCGCCCTGCAGCTGGACACAAAAAAAAAGTAAGCGGAGAGAGCGGCAAGGGTGAGCCGTTCGACATGAGGTCGTTGTACGTCGCTTGGCTTGAGCGCGGCAACGACCCTTCTACTTTCTGGAGCTGTACCTTCGGAGAGGTAATGATACTTCTGCGCTCCTATGAATTCAGAGACGAGCTCCAGTGGATGCACACCAGCGCCGTCATGGCAATGCTGGCGAATATCCACCGAGCAAAGAATTCACGCGCATACGAGTGGACGGACTTCAATCCATACTCATCGTCTCGCAAGAAGTCAGCCGCGCCCAAGATCACAGCCAAGCACAACCAGCTCTTCGACAAGATGAGCCAAGCACTGAACAGGAAAGATGGCTAAAGACGCAATCCTAAATATCATATTTGGCGCCAACACGAAAGAGCTGGACAAAGCTCTTGACGGCGCCACGAAACGGCTGCGCGACACGGCGGGCAAGATGAACGACTTGGGCAAGTCCCTGTCCATCGGCCTCACCGCACCCATCGCCGCCTTCGGAGCTATCGCCACAAAGAACGCGGTGGACAGTGCCAAGGCCATCGCCCAGGTAGAGGCCGCCGTACAGTCGACCGGAGGCGCGGCCGGGCGGAGCGTGGCACAGCTGGAGGAGATGGCCGCGGGCCTGCAGCGCATCAGCCTGTACGACGACGACCAAATCCTCAAGGAGGTCACGGCCAACCTGCTCACCTTCACCAACGTCACCGGCACGCAGTTCGACAAGGCGCAGGTAGCCATCCTCAACCTGTCGACCCGTTTGGGCACCGACCTGACGAGCGCCTCGGTGCAGGTAGGCAAGGCGCTGAACGACCCTATCAAAGGTGTGACGGCCCTCGGCCGCGCCGGGGTGCAGTTCACCGCGCAGCAAAAGGAACTTATCACCACGCTTGCGGAAAGCGGCGACGTGGCCGGGGCGCAGTCCATCATCCTGCAAGAGCTGGAGACCCAATTCGGCGGAGCAGCGGAGGCAGCGGCCAACGTCGACCCGTATACCCAGCTCGCTAACGAGGTAGGCAACCTGTCCGAGGACTTCGGCGCTATCATCAACGACGCACTCAAGCCGTTTGTCGGTTTCGTGCGTCAGGTGGTAGACAGCATCAAAGGATGGAGCGACGAGACCAAGACCACAGTGCTGGTCATTGGCGGCCTGCTGGCCGTCCTCGGCCCTACCCTCATAGCAGTGGCTGGCCTCATTAACGCCTACACCACCATAAAGGGCGCCCTCCTGGCGGCCAAGACCGCGCAGCTTGGCCTCAACCTTTCCATCCTCGCCAACCCCTACGTCGCTGCAGCCGCTGCTGTGGCCGTGCTGGTGGGCGCGATGGTCCTCTACAAGAGCGAGACGGACAAGGCGCGCAAGGCCAAGGAAGATTTCGATCGCACGATAGCAGGCAAGCAAGGCCGCGAAGCCTTGCAGCTCATCGACCAAGAGCTGGCAACTGCGAATACGCAATGGCGCGAAAATTACCGCCTCGTGCAGGCAAACGCAAAGGCGGTGGCTACATGGGCTGCTGCTGGCAAGGAGGTGCCGCAAGATGTTCAACGCAGCGCGGATTCTCTGAACGCTCTGGACAAGCAGCTACGCGCCAACATTGCCAGCTTGACTCGGCAACGGCAAACGGCTATACAGCAGCAGCTGCAAGGACAAAAGGACGCGGAAACCTTGCGCAGGCTGACGGAAAAACAAGATGAGAATACAGAAAGTATTGACACGAATGTTCAATCACTTCTAACAGCTACATCAGAAAGCAAAACCTACGAGGACACCCTCCAGAATAGGTTGAAGGACATCGATGCGGAATACAAAATCACCGGCGACCTCAACACGCGTATCGAGCAGACAGCAGACGCCTACCGCGATGCAGCCATTGCCGCCCAACGGCTTGGCGAAGTAGAGCGCGCGAAGGAACTCAAGGCGCTCATGCAAGGGCAGCAAGGAGCGCCTACAGTCACTCCTCGTGTTGAAGCTCAACAAATTGCTATTCCAGCTCTAAACAATAAAGAGCTTCAAGGAACTACACAAGACCTGGGCGACATTGCAGAAGGTTTTAGGACTGCTGAAGAGGCCGCGCAGAGTTTTGGTGAATCTGTAGAGCAGGCTATCGAACAGGCTGCGGAAAGCATGACTATCAACTTCTCCAAGATGCTGGGCCAAACCCTGGCAACCGGAAAAGGGATGGAAGGCTTGGGGCGCATGGTGCTGAACACGTTGGCCGACCTTGCCGTACAAGTTGGGGAAATTGCTATCGGCGTAGGTATCTCAATCAAAGGCATACGCAAGTCCCTTGAGACCCTTAACCCTGCAGTCGCTCTTATCGCAGGTATCGCTCTGGTGGCTTTGGGAACGTACGCGAAAACAGCATTACAGAGCGCCGGAGGAGGCAGCGTACCGGCCTTCGCGCAGGGAGGTCTAACTACCGGTCCTATGTTAGCTATGGTCGGAGATAACCAGTCAGGCAAAGAGGCTATCATCCCGTTTGAGCGCATGGGCGAGTTCCTGCAGATGGCAGGAGCCGGGCAGAGCAACGCCAACGTCACCGTCACAGGCCGACTGCAAGGGCGCGACCTGGTCATCAGCAATGAGCGCACCACGTTTAACCGTAACCGCACCAAATACTAATGGCAATACGTCTGCAGTCCGAATTCAGCGACAACCTGGGACTCACATACCAGGTGAACATCCACGACGACACCTACACGGGGGCCATCATTCCCTTCACGATAGGTGGCGACGGCTTTGTGCTGAATTATGAAGGGAACGTCGAGACGAGGTACGAGCCTATCATCGGCAGCTTTCTCGAGTTCACGTTAATTGAGCAGAACAGTGACCACAGCGACTTTCTTAGCGACTTAATCCTAAGCCCCGAAGGGCGCTACCTGGTGAGTGTGAGGTACGATCCGGACGGTGTAGATACGCTCTACTGGGGCGGCGTCATACTCGCCGAGCAGCTTTTGCTCGCAGACCAGGCATATCCTATCGAGAACCGCATCCGAGCGACGGACGACTTGGCAAACCTCAAGGACATCCAGTACAACGACAACGGCTTGCCATACACAAACGCGGGGTTTGGATTTACATTTATTAAGCACCTTACGCTGGGGCTGTCCAAGCTCCGCACCACTGCCCTATGGGCTAATGACACGCCATTCCTCCGGGCTGTGGCAAGCTACACGCCTGGCAACATCACAACGGGGGACTACTACAGCAACTTGCGTGTGACGCATGCAACCTTCTACAATTACGAGGAGGAGACGGACCAAAAAAACTACTATGACACTGCCTTTGTCCTGGCACAGTTTGCTATCAGCCTGGGGGCGCGCATCTATCAGGCCAACGGTACATTTTGGTTTACGCCTGTAGGCAAGCAGGTGGCAAGTGCTACGCTTTCCGCGTTGGCATACGACAAGCAGGGCGACTATTTGAGTGCTTCAAACGTCAGCACAAACATCGACATCGGCGTCGGTATCAAAAAGCTCCGCGGCTGGCAGTACGGGTACCAGCTGCCGCTGAAGAAAGTGCGGCGCCTATTTGAACATAACAACGCAGGTCCGGCGTTCGTTGCCAGCTATGAACCAGCCGACCACGGCACGACGACCGTGGTGCTCAATGAATTCGACTATGCCAACGGCCAAGTATTCCGGCTGCTGCTGCATAACGTGTGGAATGAAGACAGTGACTACCCTGGCGAAAATAACTACCATTTCCAACGCCGCATCAAGCTCAAAGTCAAATGTGGCAACCGGTATTTAAGGAACACGGTTACAAATACAGCGGCTACCGCCTACCTCCCACCATTCGGGCAGGCAATTCCTTACACGTACCCATCTCCGCAAACTGCGTCTTGGACCACCAACGCGACCGACAGGTTTACGATTAGCGGTGCGCCACAGAACCCGGCTACCGACAACATAGGCGACGCGCAATTCTTCCAGCTCGACCTTCCTGCGCTGCCCGCCGACCTTTCCGGCCTTGAGGTTACCGTCTATTTTGATGTGCTGGAACTTGATGCCGGGGTGAATACCGACCAAACCAACGCAGCTCAACCCACCACCTACGTCATCCTACAGTACAGCGGAGAAGCAGAGGACGCCGTGGCATATAGCGCGACCAGCTCAAATGCCAACACTGCCGTACTGGAGCAGGAGCGCGTCATCCTCGGGGACGCATTTGAAACCATTGCAATAGGACGTATTGAAGTAAAGACAGGCAGCACCACGTGGGACGATCCGACGACATGGACCAGCTCCGTCGTCACCACAGGCACGCAGGATTTGCATGAGTTAGGGGTGCGCGAAATTCTTTTCGGGCAAAATACACCACGCCTCCGGCAGAGTGGCCAGGCATATCTGCCGGTGGAGCTAACGGTGCCACAGATGTACAGCACCTTCACCTACGACGGCCGCAGGTATGCGCCGTACACACTGAACTACTACGCGAAGGAGCGACTGCAAGACCTTGAGCTTTACGAGTTGCACGCCGCGGACGGCGACATCACTGTCGCAGTAGATGAGCGCATCCGTAAAGGTCCAAGGTTTCAAAACCTCACGAGCGACGGCGGCGGCAAATCACTACAGGCGCAAATCAGCAGCAACCTGCAAGGGGCAAGCCTGTCGACAATCGACAGCAAGCTCGAGCTGATATACAAGACGTTCCAGCCGGTAGGCGACGACTACGGCAGCACCAAAATCACCTACGAAGAGGACAAGACCGACGGCATGAGCGTGGAGCTGACCTCCAGCTCTATCCTCATGGCCTCCGCTTCCGGCAACAGCACGGTGACGCTGTCCGAGAACAGCCCCGGCATCTTCGAGGTCTACCTCCAAGACAACGAAACACCAGGCGCGCAGCAGCTGGTTATGTACGCCACCGCCGACAAGCTCAAGCAGGGACTGGTAGGCATCAATACCGCCGCACCGGACAGCGCCCTGCATGTCATCGGGCAAGCTAAGGTTGACGGCAACATAGTTGTGACAGGAACAGTCGACGGAGTGGATATTGCAAACCTTAACAATCTCGCCACCAAAGACATTCCCGTATACAACAACACGGCAAGTACAATCACCAAAGGCACAATCGTGCGCGAGTTTGGCGGTCAGGCATCAACTGGCGAATTACGGATCACCGCATTTACTTCATTGTTAAGTGTGGATGCGCACCGAATTTTGGGTGTGCTCACAGCAGACATTGCAGCGGGTGCGTCAGGATATGCCCGAGCAGTGGGGTACGTTACAGGAGTGAACACCAATAGTTTCAGTGTAGGCACAACGCTATACGCCAGCGCGACGACGGCAGGAGCGTGGACGAGTTCATTGCCTACTGCGTACAATTCTTACGCCCAGATTATTGGATGGGTGACAAAACAGAACTCCACTACAGGAGAGATTTTTGTCCGCATTGACCCAGCGACAACACTTGAAAACCTGGCAAACGTAAAGGATCAACCGCCTCAGGTAGGTCAGGTGCTTGTTTATGATGGCAGCGTTTGGGCAGGAACTACACAAGCCACCTACAGCAGCATAGGTATCCCAGGTGCTACGCCTCCTGCCGGTGGGTTCAAGTCCGTCTGGTTCCAGGACAGTGCTGGGAACATGACGTATGATGAAGCATTCACATACGATACCAGCACCAACACCCTCCAAATTGACGGCACGGCTACTACGGCCGGCGTGCTACGATTAGGCGAGGCCACCAACAACGGCACCAACTACGTCGGCATTCAAGCACCCGCCTCCCTCGCCGCAAATGTCACCTACACCCTGCCCACCGCTGACGGCACAAGCGGGCAGGTGCTGTCGACAAACGCAAGCGGCACACTGTCGTGGGCTACACGCAAAGCCACACAGGTGACTGGAAAGACCGTCGCTACAGGTGCATGGTCGCTGGTTTCGGGCTTTTACGAGGCCAGCATTTCCGATTCAGCAATCCTATCCACCAGCATCGTCGACGTCATCCCGGACAACGCCAGCGCGTCCGTAGCCGCCACTGCGGGCGTGCTGCCACGCACTGACAGCAGCACGGGTGCTGTAAAGATTTACGCTACCGCCACGCCAGCATCCACCTTGACGGTTACTCTCAATATCTTCGACCTCTGATGGCTGTAGGCAAATTTGTAAACAAAGGCTCAGCAGGTGGCGGAACGCTGACGCTGACACTGCGCGAATACACGGCAGGCGACACCTGGTCAAAGCCAACGGGTTTGGTTATGGTCGAGGTGGTATGTGTGGGTGCTGGCGGTGGTGGTGGATCTGGCGGAACGGCGGCAACCAGTGTAGTGGCATCCGGGGGCGGAGGTGGTGCAGGTGGGACAGTGGTTTATAACCAAATTTTGGCGGCATCATTAAGTGGCACGGAAACGGTGACTGTAGGTGCAGGCGGAGCGGGTGGCACAGGCACAGCGGTTAATAGTACAGCAGCAGGCACTGGCAGCGCTGGTGGTGACACCTCATTTGGAACACACGTAGTCGCAAAGGGCGGTAACGGATCGCGTACATCCGGCAGCGGTGCGGTAGAACGTAATTTAAGCACAGACAGTCAACCGGACTTTGCGTGGGGATTTATCGGTTCCTCGCGGGCGGAAACAAGCAGCTCAGGTGGCTCAAATTCAGCACGGACCCAGGGAGATGATTTTCAATCGTACTCTTTTAACATGAATTTAGGAGCTCCATCAGGTTCAGGAGTAAGCTCTGGCAATATTCAGGGAGCAGGCGGCACAGGCAGTAGATTGCGCAATAGCAGCAACACGCTAAACACAGCAGCCACAGCGGGAGCGGCAGGCGGTGGTAACGGCGGGGCAGGCACGGCAAATCACGCCAACCGCTTGACATGGTCACCGCGCATCGCGGCGCTATCAACCAAAGCAGTCGGCAGCAGTGGTGGTGGTGGTGGTGGTGGATTAGCAGTAAACGGCGGCAATGGTGGCGCAGGCGGTGTATATGGCGCTGCCGGAGGTGGTGGGGGCGGTTGCCGGAACGGCTATACATCCGGAACAGGTGGCGCAGGTAGCGGTGGTTTATGTTTAGTTTTGGAATACACAATCACATGATTTACGTTATTCTTCGCGACAACTATGTCGTCAACCGGATTGTGGCAGATGCCATGCCTACGGAATACCCACACCCGCACGACCTGATTGTCGAGGACACCGACCAAAACATCCACATCGGCGACTGGTACGAGGAGGCAGAAGGACTCTTTTACCGGCCGGTGACCGGCACGCCTCCGGACGTTCCTATCGAGCTGCAACTGGCAGGAGATGGCGAAGGCTAAGGCACAGGCCCAGCCCATCCGCATCGAGCGGCAGGTGAGCAGGCCAGGCGTCCACGCCAAGACAAAGCAGGGCACGCACAAGCGTGGGAAGAACTGGCGCAAGCCCTACCGCGGCCAAGGCAGGTAATTCACCTGCAGTATATTCGCCGCCATGGACATACAAGCACTGTACTCCCTACTTGCTGCACTGGGCGCCGTCGTAGGCGTATACGTCAAGATGAGCAACGACGTCGCACGGCTGAAGTCGCGCGTGATACAGCTGGAGCTGAATGACAACGACACACGCAAGCAGCTCCGGGAGATAGTTGACAGCATCCATAAAATTGAGCTCACGCTCGCGCAGCTGTTGGCTCGCCTCGAGCGTTGAACTGGTACAACCACCGCATGAGATACTTCCAACTGTCCGAGTTCGACAGCCCCGATGCGCCCGGCAGCGGCGCGAAGATGGACAAGGAGTTTCTGGCTATGATTGACGAGGCCCGCCACCTCGCCGGGGTGCCCTTCAAGATTAACAGCGGGTACCGCACGCAGGCTCACCACAACAGCCTCGCCAAGAAGGGCTACAAGACGGCCAAGAACAGCGCGCACCTGCGCGGCTTTGCAGCGGACATCCACTGCCCCGACAGCTCCACACGCTTCGCTATCTTCTCGGCGCTGCTCAAGGCTGGGTTCAATCGCATAGGAATCGCCAACACCTTTATCCATGTCGACAATGACCCCAGCCTCCCCGAAGACGTCGTCTGGACATACTAAACTTAAGCAGCACGGACCGACCACGTGGTCTGCGGCCTACACTCGCACCGCCACGGACGGACCGGCCAAGTTCCTCCTGCTGTCCGACGTCCACTTCGACTCCGTAAAGTGCGACCGCGACCGGCTCAAGCGGCACCTCGACGAGGCCGTGGCGAAAGACGCCGCGGTCTTTTGTTTTGGGGACTGGTTTGACCTGATGCAGGGCATGTACGATCCGCGGCGCAGCTACGCCGGACTGCGACCGGAGTACAAGTCCATCACCTACCTCGACGACGTCATCGACGACAGCATCGAGTTCCTCCAACCCTACGCCGACCGGTGGCTGTTCATGGGCCGCGGCAACCACGAGACCAACATCGAGAAGCGGCTGTCCACCTCACCCATCGACCGGCTGTGCCAGGGCATGGGCGGCATCGTTTCGCCAGGCAGCTACAGCGGGTGGATTAAGATACAGATGACCAGGTACGAGAGCGCCAGCATGATTCCTATGCTGATGCATTTTCACCACGGTTACGGGGGCAACGCGCCACGCTCCAAGGGCGTCCTCAACGTCGACCTCGACCAGAAGGAGTGGCCTGACGCCGACGTCATCGTGAGCGGACACACCCATCAGAAGTGGCACGTGCCCATGACGGTGGAGCGCATCGGGCAGCACATGGCGCTGCGCGAGGAGACCGTCCACCACGTGAAGCTGGGCAGCTACAAGATGCTGGACCGCTTTGCCGGGTGGGAGGTGGAGAAGGGCTTCGCACAGCCACGCCTCGGCGGGTGGTGGATGGACGTGCACCTGAACCGCATCAGGACGGACGGCAAGGAGAAAATCAACCACCGCACTACCTTCACCGAAGCACACTAACCAACACCATACCATGTGGGACTTCATTATCGAAAACTGGGCGGAGCTCACGCTGGCCCTGCTCTCTCTGCTGGGAACTATGACGGCTCTGACGGAGAGCCAAGCGGACGACACTTACGTAGACGTCGTGAAGCGCATCGTCAACGCGATCGTGCTGGGCAAGCCGAAGAAGTGAAGCCCACCTTTGATTTGGCTTCCATCCTTGGGCGCCTGGACATCACCGAAATCTTCAAGACAAAAGGTGACCTCAAGCGGTGGTCGGCAAAGCGCACCATCGGTGGCGTCATCGCCCTGACCGCCTGCAACGACATCATGGCCCACGGCATTACGTGGCCCGCCGTTGCGCTTTGCGCGGTGGCTGTTACACCGTTGTGCCTATCTTTCGCGGAGTAGTACGCACAGTAGGTACTGGCTGATTTGTTTGATTTGATGAGCCCTGCCCCTAACGGGGGGTGGGGCTTATTTCTTGGGGTGCTCTGACCCTCTTGTAAAAAAGTTTGCAAAAAGTTTGGAGGGGTAAGGAAGGTGCCATATGTTTGTGGGGTCAAACAAACACACACCGCCATGACCACCTACCAAACCGCTCAAATTCAGCAAGTTGCGTCTAAATTCAACGTTGAATACGCTAACTGCGGTCTTTCTTACATCGGCGGCTACGTCTGCGAAGGCCGCACATTTGAAACCGCCGCCGTCGCATGGTTCGGGAACTGGGTTGTTTACTTCACCGAAGTGAACGGCGCGTGGTTGCCCATCAAAGCGAGCAACGGCGACACCGGCACGACCTACACGAACCCGTGGACGTGGTTCGACAAGAAGATGGCCAAGTTGGCTAAATAAGACCGACACATCAAACCCCAAACAAACAGATGAAACAATCCCTCCCCCTGTCAATCTCCGAGATGGAGGTAGACGATGTGACCTTCGAAATTGAATTCGAAGGCTGGACCGACACGAGCGGACCCGGACCGGATGAGAGGCATATCGAAATCCACAAGGTGACGCTGTGGTGCGGCAAGTACATCGACGTCACCGAGGTGATGCAGTCCAGCGAAGATCTGCGCGACGTGATTGAGGCTTACCTCGACTTTACCAGCGGGTACTGATGGCACGCAACCACTACACCACCAACGGCCCGCGCATCGCATCCACGTCGATGCCGGAGCGGGCGCCCGAAAGCTTCAACGCCTGGCAGGAGGAGCTGCAATGGGAGCGCGACCTCGAGCGCATCCTCGAGGATTTTAAGTACCAGCTGCGCGAGAAGCTGCGCACCGCGTACTACACCAACCGCAAGGCACAGCCGATGCCGCCTAATTCCATCACTAACCAGCAAACACACGCATAATGTCGGACATCGACTTCACAACCTGGAAGCACTGGAAAGAGTTGCCTACACAGGAAACCTGGTGTCTCATCGCATACCGCTGGAAGGCCGTCGGAGACCCTTCGCGCATCCGGTATCAGGTAGATCGCACCATCCAAGGCGAGGCCCGCTGGTGGGGCACTGACCCACTCCGCGGACCCTTCGAGATTCTCGGATGGAAACCTTTTGACCCCATCTCCGTACAGGAGGCCATCAACCTTGAAACCATCAAGCAATGACACCGGAAACAATTCAAGCCATGCGCGACCTGCGCGCAGAACTGCAAGGCGTAGACAACGCCATCAAAGCCCTCAACCCGCAGCTGTCCCTTGGCATAGCCATGGCACTCACCCTCATCGACCGACGCATCCATGGGCCAGCCAGTTGAGGAGTTTCGGAAGCTGGCAGCGGCCTACAACATGGCGCCGCACCACTTCCACAAGGACAAGCGAGGCTTCATCATCGTGACCCGGCAGGGCATCGACTACCTGCAGGCGCACCTTGGCATCGTGGTGACCTTCGAGACGGTGCTGGAGTGGTCCGACCCGGAGGCGGGCCGGTACGTCATCAAGGCTACCGGCACGATGGCACGCAAGGATGGCAGCCCGCACGTCATCTCCAGCTTCGGGGAGACGAGCAAGGCGAACAACACCAACCCCTACCCCGTCGCCATGTGCGAGAAGCGCGCGCTGTCGCGGGTGGTGCTCAAGCTGGTGGGCATGTACGAACTGGGCGCGGTAGGTGAGGACGAGCTATGAACCACGCCTCGCTATTTAGCGGCATAGGTGGCTTCGATTTGGCCGCCGAGTGGATGGGGTGGACCAACGTGCTCCACTGCGAGCGCGACCCGTTCTGTCAGCGTGTGTTGAAGTACCATTTTCCAAATGCAAAAACGTACAATGATGTCAAAACATTTGACGGCACCGAATGGCGAGGACGAGTGGACATCCTTACGGGAGGATTCCCATGCCAGCCCTACAGCTCCGCAGGCAAACGACTGGGGAAAGACGACGAGCGCCACTTGTGGCCCGAGATGTGTCGCATCATATCAGAGGTTGCCCCGGCCTACGTTGTGGGCGAAAACGTTCGCGGCCTGCTTAATTGGAACGGAGGCATGGTCTTCGAGGAGGTGTGCGCTGACTTGGAAGCTATGGGGTACGAGGTTTGGACGGGCCTCATTCCAGCTGCGGGTGTTGGCGCACCCCACAGACGTGATCGGATTTGGTGGGTTGCTCATCACTCCGACAGCAACGGAACGATGCGAAGACCCAAAAGAGATGCGAGCGAGAGCGGAACGCAACGGCTACAAGAACGGGACGAAATTCAATGGACTTGCCAGTCAAGTGGTTTACGGGTTGCTTCCAACGCCGTTAGCGAACATGTCAAATCGAAAGCTCGACGAGAACGGAGAGAATACGAGCCACACAACCGGCAAGAAGTACAGCATAGATTTGAACCAGTTGGCAGAAGCCGGGATGCTGCCAACGCCGACGAGGTCCGACTACAACACGCCTCGCAGCCCGGAGGCGTGGGAACGAGCAAAGGAGAAGCACGGAGACGCGCTACAAGTTCCGTTGAAACAATTAGCCGCAAATGGAATGCTACCGACACCAATTGCGGGGGATTGGAAGGGACAACGCAGAGCAGACGGGACAGCATCGATGTTGAGCGGAAAGGCATCTTTGGGGATGCTACCGACACCCACAGCGCAAGAGTTCAGGGACAGTCAGTTGACAACGGAACAAGCGAAGAAATTGGACAAAGGAGGTCGGGTTTTGAGGCGGTTGGGGACGCTGGATGTGTTGCCAGCTGGGACGAGTTCCCAACTCAACCCCCGGTTTGTGGCGGAGATGATGGGCTTCCCCGTGAACTGGACGGAATTACCTTTCCAAAGTGGCGAGCCGAGTCAATCAAAGCCTACGGAAACGCCATAGTGCCCCAGGTGGCCTACCAAATCTTTCAAGCAATACAGACGACCCATGATAACTGAACTGCACGCGATTTGGGCGTGGATCGCAGGCATCCTCGTCCTCGGTTATTTGTTAGTGAACAACATCGACCTGCGGTGGAGATTAGCAAAAGCAAACGCACGCATCCGCAACCTCGAAAGCAAGCTGTGGACCACCGACGTCGAGGCTATCCTGGACGAAATACTGGGCGATCCTGATGAGCGAGCTTGACGACTTCTTCGACGAGGCAGAGCTGGACAGCACCACGCTCATCGAGGTGAGACGCGTTCGCCTCGAGTCACTTATGCTGTGCACGGTCCTGTGGGACGACGAGGCAACCCTTGACGCTATCATGTACGGGCCGATGGATGACCAGACCTACCACCACCTCAACCTGCGCCTCTTGGCGCACCTCGACCGGCCCGATTCACGAGGCCGATGGACACAGACACAGATGGCAAAGTTTATCAAATCTTTTACTAATGAAAATAACGATTAACGGCACCGTGAAGGCGGTGCAAGAGCCCAAGACCTTCGCTTCCGGATTCACCGTGTGCGACGTACTCATCGAGGCAGGCAGTAATATCTACCCCGTCACCTTCAAGAAGGACGACGTGGATGAAGCCCTCGCACTGGTGGCCGAGCACCCGATTACCCTCGAGTGCTGGCTGAATAGTCGGGAGTGGAATGGCCGCTACTTTGTCGAGCTGAAGTACGCAGGCAAGCCCGAGGAGGCACCTGCTCCAGCACCAGCCAAGAAGCCGCTCGCAGGACGCACCACCAACCGCATGGCACCACCGTCAACTCCAGCGCCCAATGACCTGCCCTTCTGACGAAAACTACATGATAGTGACCAGCATGGAAGCGTTCCTGAATAAGCACTACGGAAGCCTGACCATGGCAGCTGGCAACCTCAAGGTCAGCCCGCAGACCATAAAGAACTGGCTAAAGCGCAACCCGCGCGGGCTTCTCAAGTACATGCCCACTATGGTGCAACAGTGCAACGTCACGGAGACCCAAATCATGGGCGAGGTGCTGTACCACGAGGAGTACCTGCAGAGCATCGGACAACGGTAAGCCATGGAACACGCCAACGGCATATGGATACCAGCTGAAGTGTGGGAGCTTGACCTGCCGCCCCTTCACCGGGTATTCCTTGCGCGTCTGATGGCGTTGAGTAAGCAGGACGGTGCGAGCTGGGCTGGGGACGAGTTCCTCGCCCAGTCGCTCCGCTGCACCCCACAGCACGTCCGCAAGATGCGGCAGCAGCTGGAGGCCAGCGGACACATCGTGACCGACGGATACGGCTACAAACGTCGGCTCCATGTCGAAGTTGCGCCTGTAGTTGCAAGCAACCAGAGAAGCAAGCAACCAGAGGCGCAAGAGTTGCAACCAGAGGCGCAAGAGTTGCAACCACAGTTGCGCCAAGAAGCAACCACAGTTGCGCAGAGTATAGAAGAGAATAGATATAGTAAAGAAGTAGTAAAGACCACCGCGCGTGCGCGCGAGGTTGTTTGGCCTTTCGATTCTGACCAGTTCATGAATGCCTGGAAGGAGTGGGAAGCCGATCGCCGCGAGCGCCGCGTCAAGCCATACACCACCCGCGGCCTCCAAACCGCACTACACCGCCTCCAACAAATCAGCGAGTACAATGAAGGAATCGCAATCCGAATTATCTCCCAGTCCATCGCCAACGGATGGCAAGGGCTCTTTCCTCTTGACAACAAGCGGGGAAATCATCAGCATGACAGACCACGAGGTAAGGACATCACTGCGGACGACCTTGCGCGCCTTGTGGCAAAGCGATACGGGCCTCGCTTTCCCCCAGCCCAAAAGTGACGACATGACCATCCGCAAAGCCCTCGAGCTGGGGCCGGAAGACACCAACGCCGCCATCCTCTACACCCTCAAGGAGCTGGTCAACGCCCTCGAGTGCAAGGTGACCATGCGAACCGCCGCCGACTTCGACGACGCCATGACTGTCATAACCGAGAACTATGGGTGGACCCTCGAGGAGCTGCGCCACTGCTTCGCCATGATCCGGACCGGACGCCTCGGGCCGGAGAACCTGTACGAGCGATTCAAAGCGCGTGAGCTCTACGCCTGCATGCGCCAGTATGCCGACGAGCGGGCACGCCACCGCATGCGCCATGCAGCCAAGTATGACCCCGACGTGCAGGACGTAAAGCCCGCAACCGAGCGCACCGCCCAGTCCCTCACGGCGATAGCCGACGTGCTCGACCTGCCCGCCTACAAGCCCAAAGCCGGTATCTTGGCTACCGATGGCGAGAGACACCAAAGCGAGCAGGCAGCTGCACACCAAACCCAAAGCCAAGCCCAAAGGCAGGAAGCTCACCCACGCGCAGGCAGTCAAGAAGGTCGACCTGTGGTTCAGCAAGCTGGTGCGCTATGAAGCAGCAGACAGATACGGCAACGCCCGCTGCTTCACCTGCGGCAAAGAAGACCACGTCAGCAACCTGCAGGCCGGACATTTCGCCTCTCGCCGCTTTTGGGCTACACGATGGGATCAGGACAACGTCCGCACACAGTGCGTTTCCTGCAACATTTACCGAGCAGGAGAACAGTGGCTTTTTGGATGCAATCTCGAACGTGAGCAGCCGGGAAGAGCTCATCAGGTTATGCAACGAGCGCAGCAGCACCGAGCGTACAAGGTGGCAGAGCTGGTGGAGCTTGCATCCGTCTACAAGAAGGCTGCTCTACTTCACGCCAGTATCAAGCGAGTGGTACATCAGGCCGGAGGACGAGATGCAGGTCCAGGAGTTGAGGAGTGAACGGTTGCGCATCCTGCACTGGTTGGCTGGCAACAATGGCGGCGGCAACACGTGGGAGTGGGCAGCGAACGTCAACCGCCTCGACCGCATCAAAGCCAAGCTCTACCAAATGACCGGTCACCCACCATTCAGAAGATAACCATGCTCGACAGCAACAAGAACTACAAGACCCGAGGCGACGTCTACAGAGACATCGTGCCCGGCCGCGTCGTCGTAGAGGTCGGCGTCTTCATGGGAGACAACGCCAAGACCATCCTGCGTAGCAAACCCACCTACCTCTACCTCATGGACACGTGGACAGGATGGGGAGCCAGCGGGCTTCGCAACGAGCGGCAACTGGTAAACCTGCACCACATGCGCAAGCGGCTACAGCGTGAGCTGTACGGAGAGCCCGTCTCCTTCCTCGGACCGTCGCCCGACGGATTCAAGGACATCGACATCGAGCCTGACTTCATCTACATCGACGGAGACCACAGATACCAAGCCGTCATGCGCGACCTCACCCACGCATACCAGCTGCTCAAAGGCAGGCGCACAATCCTCGGAGGCCACGACTACCACAGCCGGACACAGGGCGTCCGCGATGTTGTCGACGACTTTGTCAAAGCCTACGACCTGCGACCACCTATCCTCACCGGCGAAAAAATACCCTCCTACTTCATCCAGCTATGAACCACAACGGCCACCACTTCGAGCACCCTAAAGACAGAGACAGGCCGCAAGCGCGTACCACCGTCATCTACACCAACTGGAGGCGGTCGTCCCAGCTGCAGAAGATTACCGAGGACTGCTCACGCCAAAGCGCCAACCCCGACATCCTCGTGGTCGACAACGCCTCCGACAGCCGACACCGCTACGAAGGCATAGCACACCGCATCGTGCGCTACACCAACGAGCGCAAGTGCTGGCAGCGGTGGATGGAGATTCACTACACCAACACAGAGTACATCCTTATCATGGACGATGACCTGACCTTCGTAGACCA